ACTCTATCTCCTACTCTAATCGAAAGGCATGAGTCATCTGAAAAGAAAACAAAATAGTACTTAGTTGGAGGATCCATAAGTTTTTCAAAGCACCGTGTCATATCCTCAGGAGCTGGAGAAGCTACAAATTGAAGTGTAAGCTCTCCAAAAATAATTTCCTGAGACATGGCCTCCTTCATCAACTTAGTAAGTACAAATCCCAGCAAGGAAGCTGCGACTCCAAGATCACCAATAGCTCTTGGGTATTTGTTAAATTTCGCCCACTCATCAGCTTTCATCTTGTAATTCACGAATTCACGGATCCACCTTTCGTCAAAAAGACGTCCATCTTCGATCATCTCTTTCAAAGCATGGATCCTCAAAGATTTCTTTGGGTGTGGATCTTCGACGTGTTTGAAAAGCTCCTCAATACGGCCTTCCCAATTGTCGAAGAATGGTGAAAAACGAAGAGCAAGCTGTTCGTACACTGGTCTATGATTTCGACACCACTGAGATTGGGACTCTAAGAGTCGCCAGTGGAGGTCTCGTTCCCTTCCTTCGACAAGTCGCGCTGCTGTGAGTCTCCTCATTGCATAGCGGTGATTGTCATCCGAGACAGCATAAATCACACCATTGTGTGCGAAAGACGGGCCAAAAACCGTTCGATACCTACCATCTACATAATCTGGTATACTACTAGATGGGAATACAATTTCCCCCTCTTCACTAAAATACTTGCTGCCCTTAAGGGGCACAAAGCGTCCTGAAGACAAGTATTCTTTTTCTATCTGGCACATCTGTTTGTATTCAACCTTAAAGATCCCCGGTTGTGCCGCGTAAAAAGGCTCGGAGATCCCCGGAAGAAAGACGGTGTTGTGTCCACCTTTGGTAGTGCCCTGTGGAGAAGAACGTCACGTACAACAAAATAATTATGAACAGCAATAATAGTGTCCGAAACAACACCTGACTCTACATCTTTAAGAGTCAAAGTCCGGTCGGCCACACATTCCTTAATCATGTCAGAAATCTTAGCTTTGACTGCTCCCAAAGCTGATTTCTGTATTTTGCCTTCTTGTATGTACATACGTTTACTCAACTGAGCATCTAACAAACAGGAATTATACATCTTGAAGTGGATTCGTGCTTTACGACATGAAGTATAACATGTGGAAGCAATAGCCCAAAAATCTGCTTTAAATTTCTTCTTGGTATACCAACCCTTGAAACTAAAGAACTTCCATCCTCGTCCTTGGGTGGTAGCAGGATCTTCTTGATGTTTAACGTCGAAACCAACATCCACTGTTCCAACACGTTCCGGGAAGAACAAGCCCAATACACTATACCAGATGCGTCTAGTGATTGGAGTCGTTCCCGTAACG